TGTGTTTCTCCTCCTTCATTCCAACAAGAAAAGCCCTCCGGGTTTTGAAGCCCGAAGAGCCATGAAACAGCATCCCATTAACGGATGGGACTACCGGGATACGAGGATCACCTCCTCTCACTGATTCGTTTTGGTCAGCTGCTTATAGATCTGGTTCACGCCAGTTGCCGCTAGACCAGATACGATACCAACAGCTAGAGCGTTGATGACATCCTTTGCCGGGAAATCCGGCATCAGGTACAGCCCCGCAATGCCGAGCACCGCACCAACGCATCCACAGATCACCGGGATCAGCTCATCCTTCACGGATCCAGCTGCCTTACAGCCGATGCCGACCAGATACGCAATCACCGTGATTGCCGCCACACTTGCAATTCCAAAATCCATAGCTTCAATCCTCCTTCTCGTTATCCCTGCTTCACCCACACATCATAGGGGACTGATGCCCGGCGCACCCGGATCGGAATGGTGTCCTCCGGTACCCAAAAGAACGGAAGGCAGATGTATTTCTCTGTCTCGTCCCTTGGCGGGAACATCAGAACGAGCGCTGTGATATCACCAGTACTGGAAAGGTCGAGACCGCCATAGCACTCCCTTCCCCGGAGGCTGTCCAGATCAATCGGTTCATTTCCCTGATCAAAGACCTGCTCCGGAATGAAGGCGGTCGTACTGGAAACCCACATGTTTAGCCGGAGCTGCTTAAACACCGCTTCCTCTGCCGGGTTCTCCATCGCCTCGTGGTAATGCTCCCGCACACGCTCGATAGCGATCGTCTGTCCGAGGCTTGGATTTGCCTTGTACCAGTTCTTCTCATCGTGCCAGTCTTCTCCTTCTTCCAGTCCATAGACGACAGGATAAAATGTATGATCCACTCTCTGACCGGAGAGGATCTCTTTTGCCTTCTGGTGCAACTCATAGCAGATCGAGTTCTTATCTGTACCCGCCGTTGTAATAAGGAAATACAATGGCTGTTCGCGTGCATCACCAGACCCTTGTGTGAGTACATCGAAGAGTCTTCTAGTGGGTTGCGCGTGAACCTCATCAAACACAAGCCCGGATACATTCAAGGCTTCCTGCAGGCCCCTTCGGAAGAGCGGAGTTGTACTTATCCGGAGGGATATAGCCCGGCTGGCTTGACACTTTCTTTTCCCATTTCTTTGCAGAGTTCCAGATCTTGGCAAGCTCCTCATCCGAAAGAGGCGGATTACACTTGGCAGCCTCTTCCATGAAGATTTCATGCGCTGTGTCGCTATGCCCATAGCGTTTGACCACCTTCCCGGCAAAGCGGCTCATGGTGGCGTTTCGTTTTCCGGCAGGAATCTCACCTGCCGCACCTGCTATTGAATCCTCTGTTTCCAGAAACTCTTCGATGGTCTTGCCGCCTTCATGCCAGATCACTTTCGGAGAATCGGAGCCATAAACAAAGCGGCCAGCATCGAGCGCATTATCATCAAAGAACGGATAGCGCTCCTGCACTGCGTGCTTCAGTGCCGCATAGGCGTCCGGATCCTTGTACTCCCGGGTGCGCATATAGACGTGAAATCTGGGTCTTGCGCTTTTGCCGTCCTTCGGCATGTTGTTGTGACGGCTCTCGGTGATACCAAAATCCACATCAGAGAGCTCGTCCGCCAAGGCCTCCGGTGTGATCCAGTCCTTAGGCTCGTCAGAGTGGTCGTTATCGCAGTCCATTACAATGCAGTCAGAACTGATGAAGTTGTCGTTGCTGCGATAACTGTTCTTGTACTTGGCGCAGACATGATCCTTTGCAACTGCTGCCCGGAGGGATTCCTCCGAGCTGACAGCCGCTTCATTGGGATACCTGCAGTTTTTCTCATTACCCGTGCAGGTCGCGGTGTAAAGATGCATCTCAGTCATCAATCTCCGATGCCTCCTCTTCCAGAACCTTCGTAATGAACTCCATTGCCTTGATGAGACAGCGCAGGTCATCGTCTCCAATGGCGGTGATTGAAACACCGCAACCATCTCCCTCGGAGTCCTTGCTGACTCTGAAGAGACCAGTGCCGACCGGATTGCAGATCTTAATGATGGTTCTCGTATCGGCATCATCACCGTCAATGGTTCCATCCGTTCCGGCAGACACCTTGTAAAACGAGTCTCCATCTACGACTTCTCTTGTGAAGAGCGGAATCAGATGTTCACGATCCGTCTTCTTGTTATGTGCTGTCAGAATAGCTTCCTTTACTTCGTACATATCTTCTCCTCCGCGATATAACGCGTCTTCATGCCCTTCGACTTTGCATAGTCGATTTCAGCTTTCATTCCTTCTGTGATCCTGTCTCCGCAGACCCAAAGTTCAGAACATTTGGACAAGATCGCAATGTCCATGAACATGGCCAGATCTCGTTCTTCCTCTGTCATATAAAGCGGAAACATCAGATGCGGAGTAATCGGAATTACTCCCTCATCCACTGCATACCGGCTGTACCGCTTTGCCATCTCCGTGTTCCTTTCGGTATCTCCGGAATATGGCGAGCAGATATAGACAATCGGTCTGAACCTGAACTTTGAAGCCCTGCGGATTGCTTCACCGGCTGTCGGGTCGGCGTAGCCTTCCGCATTCTTCATCACACCCATAAGTCATCACCTTACCTTTCTTTTGGATTGGCAAAGGCCCTATCGCCTTCTGGGTATATGCGGACCATTGGAGGCAAAATCGGAAATGACAGAGCAGAAAATTTAAAAAACTTTGTGGGCCGAGGTTTCACCCCACAGGAAAAGGCGGATCGCTTCCTTATTAATGCAGGAAAGCAGTCCGCCCTTTTTGCGTGTGTCCTATCAGCCAGGTATCGGGTGATCTTTTGCCTTACCAGAAAAAATCTTCAGGAAATTTCTGATCTCATTTCCGAATTCGTTCTGAATGGTCCGCTTATAGGTGCCGGACAAGAGAGCACAAAAAAATCTCAAAAAAAATTTCCGGATTCATTTCCGAAACGGCTCCAAATGGTCCGCATACAGGTGACAGGAAATCAATAGTCAACGGAGGACAAGAACGATGCATAGGGCAAGAGAGAGGCCCGGATTCACCGGGAACAGCGAATGTGTCAGATGACAAGAAAGGAACAGAGCATATGACAAAGAAGAAAGATATGGCTCTTCTGATTGAAGGGCTCCGCAGGATCAGCAGCGACTTCACTGCTCTTGCGGATGAGCTGGAAGGTAAACCTTCCGTTAATGAAGAAGAAAAACCTGCCGTTACGGCAGAAACAACCGAAGCATCCACTCCTGAAGCAGCACCGGAGCAGGAACCGGTTCAGGAAGCTCCTGATAAAAAGGAAGCTCCTGCAGAACCGGCTGCACCTGCCTTAGAGATGTCGGACGTCCGTAAGATTCTCGCTGATCAGTCCCGCAAGGGATACACCGACAAGGTGAAGCAGATTCTCTCGAATCACGGCGCATCAAAGCTCAGCGAACTTGCCGAGAGCGAGTATGCAGCAGTGGTCAAAGAAGCGGAGGCACTGGATGGCTAAACACGCATATCTCTCCGCCTCATCGAGCGCACGCTGGATTGCCTGCACACCTTCCGCACAGCTTTGTGCAATGATGCCGGATGAGTCCAGTCCCTATGCGCAGCAGGGCACCGATGCACACAGCCTTTGTGAACATCTCGTCTTGAAAGCTCTCGGAAGGAGGACAAGGGACCCCACAGAAGATCTCACCTTCTACGATGCCGAGATGCAGTCCGCTGCCGAAGGATACAGAGACTTCATCATGGAACAGGTCGAAGAGGCAAAGAAGCTCTGCAGCGATCCGATGGTAGCTGTCGAGCAGAGGCTCAACTTCTCCCGCTGGGTGCCGGAGGGTTTCGGAACCGGTGACTGCGTCATCGTCGCAGATGGACTCATTCATATCTGTGATTTCAAGTATGGTGTCGGAGTCGTTGTCAGCGCCGAGAAGAATCCGCAGCTCATGTGCTATGCACTCGGTGCCTACAATGCCTTCGGTGATCTGTACGACATCAAGACCGTGAAGCTCTCCATCTATCAGCCAAGACGTGAGCACGTCGAGACCTACGAAATGCCCCTCTCGGATCTTCTGACCTGGGCCGACACTGTTCTGGTTCCGTCAGCCAAGCTGGCCTATGCCGGTGAGGGTGATTTCCACGCGGGAGCGCACTGTCAGTTCTGCAAGGTTAAGGCCACCTGCCGGGAGCGAGCCGCCTACAACATGGAACTTGCAAAGTACGAGTTCACGGATCCTGACCTTCTCTCGGATGAGGAGATCGCCGAGATCCTGACCAAGGTCGACACGTTCGTCTCATGGGTAGGCGATGTGAAAGACTACGCGCTGGAGCAGGCTCTGGCCGGAAAGCACTATGAAGGTTTCAAGGTTGTGGAAGGCCGAAGTACCAGAAAGTACAGCGATGAGAACAAGGTGGCCGAAGTCGTGGAGAAAGCAGGCTTTGACCCTTATGAAAAGAAGCTCAAAGGCATCACCGCGATGACCTCAGAGCTTGGCAAGAAGAAGTTCAATGAACTCTTAGGCAGCCTGATCTACAAGCCGCCCGGAAAACCGGTGTTAGTCGAGAACAGCGACAAGCGTCCCGAATACAACACAGCAATAAATGATTTCAAAGACAATTCAATGGAGGAAATGTAATTATGAAGAACCCTATGAAGGTTATTACTGGCAAGAACACTCGTTTCAGCTATCTCAATGTGAACGAGCCGAAATCTATCAACGGAGGTACCGCGAAGTACTCGGTATCTCTCATCATTCCGAAGTCCGACACCGTCACCATCCAGAAGATTAAGGCAGCAATCAAGGCAGCCTACGAGGACGGACAGGCAAAGCTCCGTGGCAACGGCAAGTCCGTGCCGTCTCTGGATACTCTGAAGACTCCGCTCCGCGATGGAGACAAGGAGCGTCCGGACGATGAAGCCTACGCCAATGCCTACTTCGTGAATGCAAACAGCACCACCAAGCCGGGCGTCGTCGATGCCGACAACAATATCATCCTCGATACCTCAGAGCTCTACTCCGGAATCTATGGAAGAGCATCCATCAACTTCTATGCATTCAATTCCAACGGCAACCGTGGTATTGCCTGCGGCCTGAACGCACTGCAGAAACTCCGCGACGGAGACCCGCTGGGTGGCCACATCAATGCAGAGACGGAGTTCGCCGGACTCGATGACGATGACGACGACTTCCTTTCCTAAGTTCGTATCCAACCGGGTACATCAATGACAATCAACGCGGCAGGTGGGTAACTGCCTGCCACAATTATAGAGGTGACAAACATGAACGTATTTTATGATTTTATGAACAGCGCAGTACGAGGAACATTATACGGGGCCTGCTTGGCTATCAATGGCTATGGCCTCTTCCTCCTTTTCCGCTTCATTTTCCGCAAGTGCAGACAGTTGATCTCGTTCCTGAAAAGATCGCTGAAAGCCCGCACAAAGCAGTAACCCATACAACGGATACTTCATGTATCCAAACATTCTCCTTTCTCCCCGGGCGCAAAAACCCGGGGCTTTTTATTTCCGAAATCGTCCGCAATGGTCCGCATATAAGTATCAAATATAAGGAGGTCAATCATGGACAAGATAAGGAAGCTCTCCATTGATCTCGAGACATACAGTCCCGAAGAGCTCAAGAAATGTGGAGTATATAAGTATTCAGAAAATCCAGAGTTTGAAATTCTGCTGTTCGGCGTATCCGTCAATGACGGCGAGGTCGTCGTATATGACATCGCCTGCGGAAATGAGCCACCCGATGAAATCCTCGAGGCGCTGACCGATAACAGCGTGGAGAAATGGGCGTACAACGCATCCTTCGAGCGGGTCTGCCTGTCGGTCTGGCTGCGTCGGCATCACCCGGGATTTTTCAAAGGATACGGCGCACCGGATGATGCAGTCAGAGGATACCTGGACCCAACTGGCTGGAAGTGCTCCCGGATCTGGGGAGCATATAACGGCCTTCCCCTTTCGCTCGAGATGATTGGTGCAGTTCTTGGATTTGAGCAGCAGAAGCTGAAAGAAGGCAAAGACCTGATCCGCTACTTCTGCTCTCCCTGCAAGCCTACCAAGGTCAACGGAGGCCGGACCAGAAATCTCCCGAAGGACGCCCCGGATAAATGGGCACTCTTTAAGAAGTACAACAAACGAGATGTTGAGGTTGAAATGCAGATCCAGCAGCGACTGAAGAATTATCCCGTCCCGGACAGTGTATGGGAAGAATATCACATCGACCAGACGATAAACGATCGCGGAATCCTCTGTGATACCGCTGTCGTGGAAAATGCCATCAAGATCGATGCTCTGACAAAGGCAGATCTGATGAGACAGCTGCAGCGTCTGACTGGTCTTGAGAATCCGAACTCTGTCGCTCAGATGAAGAGCTGGCTGTCAGAGAATGGTGTCGAGATGGAATCCCTCGGCAAGAAAGAAGTAGCAGCACTTCTGAAAGAGGACATTCCGGAGCGTGTGAAACAGGTCCTTCGCCTCCGCCAGATGCTGGCAAAAAGCTCAGTGAAAAAATACCAGGCGATGCAGACAGCCATGTGCAGCGATCACCGCTGCCGGGGCATGTTTCAGTTCTACGGAGCCAATCGCTCGGGTCGTTTTGCCGGGCGGATCGTCCAGTTACAGAATCTGCCTCAGAACCATCTGCCGGATCTGGAAGAAGCAAGAGATCTGGTAAAGAGAAACGACTATGCCGCGCTGGATCTTCTCTACAACAGCGTCCCGCAGGTGCTCAGTGAGTTAATCCGGACAGCCTTCATCCCGAAGCCGGGCATGAAGTTTGTAGTTTCCGACTACAGCAGCATCGAAGCCAGAGTCCTCGCCTACCTTGCCGGAGAGACACACACGATCGAATCCTTCGCCAGAGGCGAGGATCTGTACTGTGCGACCGCATCGGCGATGTTTCATAAGCCGGTTGTAAAACATGGCATCAATGGTGAATTGCGTCAGAAAGGCAAGATCGCGACGCTGGCCTGTGGTTATGGCGGCAGCGTAGGAGCGCTCAAAGCGATGGGCGCACTGGATATGGGCCTGACGGAAGAAGAGCTTCAACCAATCGTGACAGCGTGGCGTGAGGCCAATCCGCATATCGTCAAGTACTGGTGGGATATCGATGCAGCAGTGATGAAGGCGGTGAAGCTCCATCTTCCTTCACAGGTCGGAGCAGTCAACATCTACTACCAGTCCGGAATGCTGTTCATCAAACTCCCGTCTGGCAGACGACTCTCCTACGTGAAGCCCCGGATCGGCCAGAACCAGTTCGGCAACGACTGCGTCACCTACATGGGAATCGACCAGCAGCACTGGGAGAGAATTGAAAGTTACGGTCCGAAATTCGTCGAGAATATCGTCCAAGGCGTAGCCCGGGATATTCTCTGCTTTGCTATGAAGAATCTCCGCGACTGCTTCATCGTCGGGCATGTCCATGATGAACTCATCATCGAAGTCCCGATGGATGCCAGCATGCAGGAGATCTGCGATATCATGGGACAGACCCCTGATTGGATGCCGGGCCTGCTGCTACGGGCGGACGGTTACGAATGCATGTTTTATCAAAAAGATTGAAAACGGCTCCGGAGAGGAATCAATCCTTTCCGGAGCCTTGTTTTTTCAAGAACATATCGTGCTTAATCTGCAGTCCACCGTGATTCAAAGTCTTCCTTTGGCATTTGAAGATCCGCACTCAACGTGCTGATCATTTGCTTCATGCTTGGATTAAACTTGGCAGACATCAGAAATTGCTTGACCGCAGTTCTTATATCCTTCAACGATGCCTTTGCCTTTGTCCAGTTCGGCGCAGAAAAAACCTTGTTATTTTGTGTGGCATCATCCAATGCCGTCTCAAACGCCATATTTAAGCATTGCCCAGCAACTTCGATCACTGTATCCAGCTGATTGGAATCTTTCAGCTTTTGTAAAACAACTGCTGGATTCGGCACAAGATCCTGCATTTTATTGATCTCACCGAAGATTACAGAGATGGTGTACAGGTGATGGTATGGACCATACGCTTTTAATGCCATCAATGATTCGTTAAGTCCTAGCGGATTGTCATTGTTCCAGTTCTTATATACGGCCTGATACAGCTCGGAAAGTGCCTGTATCTTTTCCGGAGAATATTCTCTATGGAACAATTGCTCGAAGTACTTATCAAATATCCTACTTTCACTGTATGACATCGTCGGCCTCTGAGAATGCCATGCAATCATCTGCTTTCCAAGCGATGTCAAATCAACAACGTGTGCCGTGTTATATTTTGCTGGATCCGCAGTTTCACCACGCTTAGTGATGAAATAGCCATCTGTGTAATGCTGTTCATATGCCTTCTTCATAGAAAGCACATACTTATCATTACTTCGAAGGTCACGAGCTTTAACAGCACTCTGTGAGTTAGTGCATGTGCTTATATTATCCGCTCGTTCAGAATCGGCGATTTCATAAAAGCGGAACATAATATACGCATCAGACACGTTCCTTACAGATTCACTGCAGTTAAATATTGTGTTCAGAGACTGACAGCCGTTTACTACGTTCAGCTCCTTCACACTCATCGTATGGCCTTCTATTTTGATTGAAGAACAGATGGCAGTTACGCCATTGTGCAGGAAGAAAAACTCCTCCGGATGATTTCTGAGAGTTCTAGCAATTCCTTTATTAACCTTGTTTCCGGATCCAAGGGACTGGCGCACATTTTTCCTGAAAAGAAGACCATTCTGAATCCCAGGAATTTTTATACAGTCGCGAAGTGGAATAGCTGCAATAACAGCCCTCGTCGCATCTATACGCATATCCATAAACTTACCCGGTTCAAGAGTAAACTCATAGTTTATGTATGGACGATTTTTATTCAATGCCTCATCATATCTAGCCTGAATATCATCTCCTGCAACAAGCAATAGATTGGCGCTCAGTGTGTCGTTCTCCGAAAGCTTATTCTGAAAAGTCGCAAGATCAGCTTTTGCAGAATCTGTGAGTTCAGCTGTCGTTACCAGTTCAAAGCAAATTTCATAATCATCTTCGATTGCCTGAGCAATTTCACTAATCTTCTGCTTGAGTTTATCGTTTGCAGCATCCTGCAGCTTGGCCAGATCCTGAATTTGAATCCAAGAAGCAAGGATCTCTCTCAATGGCTCCGAATCAATGGTCCCCTGATAAAATTTTCCCTGTAAAATGTAAACGGTCTGGGTCTGGTCATCTACATAGACAGCATCAATCTGCTTATCTCCCGGACCATCTGTAATACACGATTTTGCCTCAAACGTATCGAGGTTGTGAATGTTTCTAAGGTACCACGCCACAAAACGTTGTCCATCATTCGGATAATTCTTCAGGTAATACTCTTGCGATAAATCCTTCTTTATCTGGTCATACATATAAATCCACCCCACTACATAAAAAATCCATCAGTGTCAAAAAGTCGATCAATCTCATCAATTGTAGCTGCTTTTTGCACCTTATCCCGAACGGCACTCTTTGCCATATCCAATCGTTTGAATCTGTTATTTCCTGCTACATCCTTGCTCATACGAATAAGCTGCATTCTTCCCACATCAGGATTCAGTCTGGCGTATTCGGCAAACCCCTTTGCCTTGCCAAGATTATCTTTAAAATCCGGATTATGAGGCTCCAAGATATCAATTACATATCCCGAAATAGCATCCTTTCGGACAATAAGGAAATCCGGATAAGCTGGTTTTGTGAATCCTTCCTCCTCGTATGGAATGCAGAGTGCCCAAGAACCTCTTGACGGATTTCGAATCCAGCAGACAAAGTCAGGCCGCTTTTCTTCTTCCGCAATAACTCCAGCTTCCCACGTATTTAACTTCAGTCTTGCTACGCCAGTTTCTTCACTCACAAAAAGATGATCGCGATATTCTTTACCACCTGCATCATGCGGCACCTGGATAGTTTCTGGTAAGCGGAAGCTGTGCTTACTGACTTTATCACCGTCAGAAACGATGTTGTTATACTGTCTGCGAATAGAATCTGAATCCATACGCGCAATGTAACGGCGATATTGATCGTTCATTTCATGGAAGCGCTTTTCTGCATATACATGAAGTGAATTTATGCAATCTTCATCAGCAGCAAAGAGAATTACATCAATTTCATACGCGGCAGGATTTGACCAATCACCATACTTATTGCCGTATGCCAGTCCAACGCCCTCGTTGCAGAGCTTCGCCTCTGCGGACCGGAACTGTCTTTCTATATCCGAATCTGTCGACGTAAAAAGATTATGTACAGAGTAGTTATCGATGCTCTCGCCAAATGCATCAAAAATCTGTGAGGATAACTTGAACTGCTCAACTTGATGAACCAAATCATCATACCTGCCATCGGCCTGAAGTTGAAGGATATAGTCGTGTATCATTTCAACAATATGATCCTTGACCTCTTCAACCGCACCACGATATAAGTTAGCCATGGTAAGAAGGTGCGCCATTTTGAACAACGATTTCAGATAATTATTGATCTGAAAAGCGCGGACATCATATGACAATAAACCACTATCATTTATAAATTTCATTACGGCTTCGCGATCAAATAGATCTTCATTTTCTTTTGTCTCTTTGGACTCATCAATTTGATCGGGTGTCTTTTCTACAGATTCATCACCTGATGTAGTATCTTTTACCGCACTTGTTGCAGTATCTGGTCCTGCAGCAGTTCCTGTCTGCTGCCCCGTAATTGGCTCTGCATGTTCAACAGTTTCATTATTTCCTTGATTCGATTCTGGAGTGTCTCCGGATGACAAATTACCTTCATTTGCAGGTGCATCCCTAAGTACATTATTTCCTAAGCCAGTTTCATCTAATGTTTCGGACGGATATGAATACGAAGAGGTATCGCTGCCATTTGCGGCATCCATTTCCGCGAAATATTGATCCATCGTAATCTGATTTGGATCAACACTCTCTACTTTCTTCCTTGGCCTTTTTACGGTTAATGTATCAAAGCTTCTGCCGGATGTTGATTCGCCATAGATGTCCGTTGGTATTTCACCGCCTTCGGAGCTCTGAAGTTCATCCACCACTTTCTTCACGGTAGCTTCATTAAAATACGGAAGGAAGAGATGCACATCATTGAGCACATCGTCCACCAAAATACGTGACTGCATCGGTGTCCGGATCATTCGGCCTAAAAGCTGCGCAATATAAGTAGCGTCGGTTGCATGACGGAATGACATCATCGTTTCTGCTCTTGGGCAGTCCCATCCTGTTGAAAGATTCTCTTTGAAAAACACTACGCGGATATTCTTATCATCTGCTATCCGAGAAGGCTCCACATATGGCACCTCTAAGTTATTCATCATGATTGTGGAATCGGTTTGTCCAAATGTGTGAGCTACCTGTCCTTTATCGAATTGATAACCGATACGCTCCTCTATTTTTCTAAGGCAATCATCGAGATCCGTATCAGAAATTTTCTTGCCGCTCCCATTCAATACCTGGATTATCAAGATAGGATTTACTTGAGCATAATGCTGCTCTCGGCAATACTGCTCCCAATGACCACACTTTATTTCCCAGTCATCGACAGCAGCTTGGAGTATCGCCATATCATTATTCAGCGTTTCATCATCAGGATATGTGATTACAATTCTGTCTTTCAAGAGTCCTGATGAGCGTACTTGTTCCGCCGTAACAACCACTTTATGAATGGTAGAGGCGGTGTTCTCAACAAGAGCATTGAATCTTTGCGTCGTAGCAGACATACCAATAACTACAGGCATTGCACTTATATGATCTTTGTCGCTTCCTTTGATAAATTTCTGCATGATGGAGGTTGCCTTGCTGGCTTCTCTTCCCTGCATACCTCGGTGAGCTTCATCAATAATAAAGTAAAGTCTATCGTCCTTATCCCTAACGGTATTGGCAATGGTTTCCCAAATTGTATATGTTCTACTATCCGAATGCTTTGTAAGGTTAGAGGATACCGAAAGTTTCTGCGTGTTTAAAAAATAAATATGCCCATCTTCAAATTCCTCTTGGTCAAAAGAATCCTCTGATACCGTGACGCATTGCCCGATTCGAATTCTATCTGCTTTTGCATCGATCTTTAACTTTGATTGCTCATTCAACTGTGGCGAGTCGGACAGCCAAACAAAGATCGCATTCTGCTGCTCTGCAAAATGATCGTCTCCAAAATAGATGTTCTCTATAAGAGAAGCCATGATTATCGTTTTGCCTGCTCCGGTTGGTGCCGTAAACGAAACCACCTGCGGGACATGAGTTCTGTGGTAGGCGCCTAATGCTTCAGCTGTCTGCGCACGAAGATCCTGTAACGCACTTTTTTGAAATGGGAATAATTCTACTTTCATAACTACCTCCCAACAATAATCCGGAAATTGTCTAAATAATCCCTATACAGCTGATAGCAGTTCTTTCCCTCATAATTAGCAATCATCTCGCGATAAGCAGATTCAGAATCGGTGATGATAAAGATGGTCTCTATGTCCGGATTTTCCATCATTTTCTCATTGAATTCCGAATAATAAGCTTCATCAATTAAAACCGCGAATTTGTTCTTTGGAAGTATAAGCATTGCCGGTAGACTCTCTGAGTCTAATGTAGGGCAAGGCCCTATACAGTTTGATTTCATCCATAGTACCGGTAATAGCTCTCTAAACTGCTTGCCCAGCGCTACTGCATTTTTATCCAAAAACCCGAGCTTAAAGAAAGCTGCATTAGCGTTAAATCCTTCAGACATTTTGATATCCGTTCCAATATATTCACCTTGTAGGGGATTATTATTAACATCCACACCCTTTATCGTACATATTGTGCGTGGCCAAGTAACATGATGTGCGATTCCTAGTTCTTCCCATTTAGCATCTCCTGCCTTAAATCCCTGTTTTAGTAATGCCTTTGCTTCGCTCTCAGAAACCTCATTATTGGTAACCATGATACATCTTCTATTTCCGCCATCCTCGGCATTCAAAAGGTTTACTGCATGCATTGTTGTTCCTGATCCGGCAAAAAAATCCACTATCAGCGCGTCTTTCTTATGCGCAGTAAAAAAGTATATGCAGTCTTTCACCGCATAGAGAGATTTCGGAAATGTAAAACGCTTCTCATTGAATAATTTTCCTAACAGTCTTGATCCATATTGTGTTGAATCATGTGTAGATATCTTCCAAATATCTCCGGGCGTTGCAATTACATTATCATCATTATTAGTATCCACGATGAGTTCATCATTGATACCACGACCACTTACAGAAAATTCACCAGAGGTAATCTTTGAATACTCGCCATCTTTCAAAATATATACTGTAAAACCTTTTTTGCTATTCCCGCCTATTTTTACGCGACCTTGTTCTTTTCGCTTCAGAAAAGTTTCTTTTGACCATTGCCAGTTGCCTTCTGTTCCATTATTTCTAATCGGCAGCAAAATATACAAGTCTCCAATGGGCGGTGCCTGGGATACTCCTGCCGGAAGCGGATCTCCTACTTCTTCAATTTTTCCATTACTTTTATTAATGTATATCGGGTAGAAGCCACCAGGTGAATGTCTACGTTCCGCATTTGTTCCAGATCTTTTTAACAAATCCCATCTAATGTTTCCTGTATGCGTTCTCCCTTTGCTCGACACCCATTCTCTATTCAGTTTTACTCTCTGGGGGCCTGAGCTTCCAAGCATCACAAAAAATATATATTCGCCACTTCTTCCAAATTCTCCAGCTCTCGCCACATTAGCAGGATTGATCATGGTGCTAATCATCTGAATTCTGGCTTCTGGAAATAATTCTTCCAATAAGCAGCCAAGATGCAGATATTCTTTTTCATCTATTGTTATTATCAATACAGAATCCGAAGGATTTAAAAGTTTTTTTGCAAGAGTTAGTCTCTTTTCCATAAAAGACAGCCACTTGCTATGTCTGTATTGATCATTGTTATCAACATAATTATTGTTGTATTTCCAATCTCTGGCACCTGTGTTGTAAGGTGGATCGATATAAATGCAATCTACCCTTCCAGCATAAAGATACTCCAGCAGCTGCAGCGCGTGATAGTTATCAGCCTCAATAAGAACATGCCATAAATTTGAATCAGGAGCATTACAAACAGAATCGAGAGGTTTTAAATACGGATAAATTGGCTGGCCAAATTCGGCCACGCAAACAAGCTCATCCAAAGTAAATGTCGATTCAGTATGATCCACTTTATGCTCACAGACAGCATTATCTCCGTCAATTGATTTAACGAGATAAATGTCGTCAATTTTTCCTGTTTTCAAAGCAACTGTAGATCCACGCTTTATTTCCGTATCATAAAGAGGAGTACATTCTGGCAAGTGCTCCTCAAAAACAAGGCCGAATTTCTTCTGCTTATTCAGCTTATTTACTTCGGTCAAAATTCTTTCACGCAATTTTGGATCATCAATCTGCTGAATCAAATCTTGTAATACTGCCACATTCTCACCTCATTCTTCTGTGATAGTCTTATGTTTGATATAGAAATCCATATTATGGGCATTACAGTAATTTGTAACTTCAGCCACTTTTTCGTTATAAAAATGTTTTTGCCCCGGATAAGCCGTCACAGTTTTGTTGTAGTTCATTCTTCCGAAAATAATCCGATCAGTAAAATTTACCGCATCAAGTATTTCAATAAGATTCTGCTCAATAATATTGGGAGTCGGATATGGCTCAATACTTACCCATGTTTTGCACCCCCGTTGATGAAGATCACGCAATGCTGAAATTCTCTGATCATATGGTGCAGAGCCCGGTTCAAATTTCGTCCGGAAATCTTCATCTAATGATACAAGTGTGATCCCGTACTCATTTTCATGCGAAAGCTCTGCAAGTTCGATGGGCGATACACCTTTCGTCAAGGTTGTGCATTTTATTCCTGCATCATTTAATTTCTTAATAGCAGCGATGCTCATTTCAGAGACTTCATCATATCCAAACATAAAAGGATCGGTTGTAAAACACAGCTGTACTGAATGAATTTTATCCTTTAAGCGCGGAATCTCACGATCAAGCAGCTCAAGTGTATTAGAAACTAACTTGGGCTCTGTCCATTCCCCATAACTTTTTATTTGCCCGAATCGCTTTTTCATCAGATAGGCATAACACGGGAATTTACAGCCGTGCGCACAACCCTGCACATGATTCATCGTATAATCACCGTATTCAACGCCTGTCTCATAAAGCATCGATTTTCTAGTTATTGTCTTCAAAAGTTACATCCTCACTTATCCCTGTTGAGCTGAAAAGGAAACAGATTTGAATTTTTGACCTGTTAATGGATCTTGAGAAAAATGAACATTATCGTTGTAAAGTCTCTTTAACTCCTTCGTTATTTCGTTTCTGAATCCCTCAGATGGAAAAACGGGATGTAGTTCCAAAGATTTCCAAAGCTCATCTAATGGCACATTTTGTTTCCCATTAAAAATATTCTGCAGATATTTCGCAATATCACGTATGGTATAACAAGTCTCATCAGTTGGGACTATTGTTTCGCCAGCCCCAGGGTTTGAGAAGTCTAGTTCCATCTGAACATAATTCGTATTAACATTCTTTGTTGACGACTTTCCCCCGAACACCGACCATGCACATTGTTTATAAAGTTTGAATCCCGCAAGATTACTTGTACAGTGAAGCAAATCATATTGCAGTGAATTGTTGCTGTTATAAAAAGGGAAGGACGCTACATAATATCTTCTATTGCCTCTCATTTGATCAATGATCTCGTTAATGCGTTTTTCATATGCAGTTTTGTCTGAGCCATACGGAGCGAGGTCTTCGAAATCCTCAAGATAAGTCTGTTCATACTTTTCTTTTGTGCTTTGCTTTTTTACGCTGGAGACTGCACGGATAGAATCCAACACAGCATGATTAAGCATAACCTCACCCCAATTTCTAAAAAATGGAAGCAAAACATCCCAATGAATATTTGCATCGTATGGATCATAGAGCAAAAAGTAGTGCATATGTCCAGTGCCATTTAATTGTGGTCCAATTGTCTTCAGTAATTCTTTCGCATCCTCATTCGTTGTAACAATCGTGAAATTACCTCCGCTTTCTGGGAGCAATTTTCGTAACGTATCAATTCTTGGCTTTGATAAATCATTGAAATAGATTTGAACAGCCTTGTCTCTATACGTATTCGCAACATCCTGAAGCGCTTTCGCTACACGAACTGGAGAGCCATAAACAAGCTTTCCATCCCGATCGTGGTATAATCCTGAATTACACATACAATCTATGTAGATTAAGCCATTACATTGCGGAGTAAGCATGAGTTTTTGAGCCCAGGATTTGATATACATTTCTATGAGTTCAAATTTTTTTATCGTATGCGGACTGGCATACGAAATCACCTCGTCCTTTTTTGCAGTCATATTATTGCTTCCTTTCATCATCTGCTGTTGGGATAAATTCCATCACATCTCCAACGTCGCATCCGAGTGCACCGCATACTTTCATGAGGACCTCCATACTTACAGGCTCCCCCTTAGATAGCTTTGTCACAGACGCCCAGCTGATGCCAGCCATAGACTGCAAATCCTTTTTCATCATGTCTTTATCAATCAACAGCTTCCAGAGCTTCTTATAACTTACTTTCACAGCAATCTCCTCTACACATTGCATGAAATACAAATCACAGTCGTCGTATAAGTATTTTATAACCAGTTATTTCATTTTAACCTATCCCACTCGTTATATCAAGAAGCATCTTCACAAACACTCGAATCTGCTTCCCATTTAATTGAATTCTCTCTGCACAAATGATATAATTTTATCCAGAAAATTCTCAAGGATGTTTAGTGTAGTAATTATGACAAAGAGGTAATTTCTGGTGAAGACATACAGAAATGAAATAGAGCGGTTTATATATGAGAAATGCTATGGTCTGATGTATCAAGAGGTGGCGACTAATATCTATCAGCACCCCGAAGTGCTAGATCTCACTTTCTCACGAGTCCAATACCCAGACTCTGCAGTTTTGGAAGACATGCTGATTGAGTATGTATCAGATATTCGTATATCTGAGGATTATCTGATATTTAATGCTGCAGTTAGTGGTCTTGTAGAAATATCATCCTCTGATGACTACCGTCCGCTTTCGCAAGAGTCAAAGCAATGGTTATTTGTTGCATGCCGGGTAAAAATCACGGATAAAATCGAATCTTTCAAAATAGAAAATATCCGCAGCTATAAAGATGGCAGACTACGTTGTGATGAAGGTGTCGCTGCATCAAGAAATATTGTCCCGATAATACATAAGAAAGATCTAGACGAAGAGGCTACCAACTTTCTGTCTGAAACTTATCCGGAAGCCTTGGAAAAACCGATGCCTGTTCCTATTGAAGAGATAGCGGAAAAATTAGGATTAAAAATCATCCAAGGAAATCGAATCACGAATGATTTTAGTGTATTTGGAGAGATCTCCTTTTCTGAAGGCAAAGTCAAGGTTTACGATCTTTTCACTACCCAAACTTCCGAAATCGACCTGCACCGTGGAACCATATTGATAGATGCCTATACGTTCTGGGAACGTAATCTCGGATGTGTCAAGAACACCATTGCACACGAGGTCTATCACTGGTACCGTCACCGCATGTATGCTGCAATTAAGAGCATCCTCCGCGGAGAAAAAACAATAGCATGTCGCTGCCCAAGTAATATGGTCTACCCAAATAGCAATGAAGAATGGACTGATGAGCAGCGAATGGAATGGCAGGCAAATAGTATTGCTCCCCGCATACTTATGCCTCTAAAGCCATTCCGGCAGAAGGTAGATGAACTATATGCAAAATACGATTATAAGAACACTCCTTTAAAGCCGGCTGTTCTGGAATGCATTGCTCAAGATCTAGCTAAATTCTATGGTGTCTCCCGGCAATCTGCGATCATTCGTATGATCGAGACTGGGTATAGTGAGGCAGCAAGCATATATCAGCAAAAAGAAGATCCGAAATACCATTCGTATCTGACACCAAACGAGCTGTACTACGAATATTCAACAAACGATGAATTCAGGCAACTGCTCGATTCCGAATTATTTCGGTATGTAGATGGATATGTTGTAATTAACGATGATAAGTACATTTCTCAAGATGAAGACGGAGCATCTTCACTGACCGACTACGCTTGGTCTAATCTCGACGAATGTGCCTTAAAATTTACTGACCAGCCGGTAAAGCCACAATCCTCGAAGCTACTGCCATTTGAGATTCTGCATCGAGCTAATGCTGAACAGAAAACATCAAAGTACGAGTCCGAGCCAAATAAGAAGACCGTTGAGCTGTCAGAGACTGTACAGCAAAAGCGAAAGGAATTTGATGCGCAAAATGCCACTCAAAAAATTCTTTCGCCCTCGAGATCATGCTGGGAAATGATTTGGACTGTTATTGAAAGTAAAGGAATAAGCAAAGCTCACTTCTGCAATTTAACTGGACTTGGCGAAGAGGTATATCGAAAAGCCAAAAATAATATCGATACACAGCCGAAAGTACGTACAGTTGTAGCTATCGCACATGGTTTAAAAATAGGCATTGAAGAGACAGAAATGATTCTCAAAGCCGGAGGTCGAGCATTCAAAAATACTGATGAGGATAGAGCTCTCAGATTTTGTATTACCGGTATGGGCGACTGTTCACTTGAAGACTGCAACGAATTTCTTGAATCCTATGGTTATAAGCCATTAGGCTCCATACAACGCTTATAATCACAATGTTCGCCGCACCTCAAACTAGAGGTGCGGTTTTTTTTTATTTTTCCGACTCGCCGAGTCGGATTTTTTTTATGCTTTTACCCTGAATATATCTACTTTCACGGTCTTTTATCTAATCGATCGCACCTTTTTCTTCGTAAAATTCACCTTTTTTCCCGACTCACCGAGTTTTCAGGTTTTACCTATCCTTCATCTAAGATGGGCTTAACAGATGAGAACAACTTCTCAGCTGTGTCACGAATATTTTATTCCGCGTTTATGGCGGTGTAGTTGTCTGGCCAGGACTACATGCACGGCCTTCATAAACGCCAGCAGCAAATGGTTTAGGTCCAGTGTCGTGCCGCTGGTCACCTGTTGAAACGGGGCAATGCCCTAAAGGTGACCTCTATGAGATACGGACAAAGTAAATATGCCATCCCGGTAACCCCGTTTCGGAAAGAAACGAGGACAACGAGATGGCAAAACATGCCAAAGAAGTACCGTTCTTCGAGGACGGCAAGATTTATGCATCTGTAACCATTGATTTTACAGCAGAAGGTCAGAAGGTTCTTACTCCTTCCACAGGATACAGGCTCTTCCCTTTGAAGATTGAAGATGTCAATACCAGAGAACTTAAATGGGATCCGGATCTTATCCAGACTCGGCTCATTGGTGATGTCCGTCACCTTTGCCTTATGGTTCCAGTGAAGGAAGAACAGTATAAGCCACTGATGGATATTGAATGGGCGGAAGCAAAGAAGAATACTCGTAATCGCCGGTGTCGTATTCCGGATGGAAACGGAGGCACAAAGGTCTGTCGTGGCCGCAGCTGCTACGGCTGTCCGAGAGCAGGTGAAGATCACGTCACGTCACAGGAAGCATCCTTGGATGCCATGATGGAAGACTCGAACTTCGAAGCTTCCACTGAAGATACAACCAGTACAACTGCGATGTTTATGGTGGATGAGGAAGCCTTCATTGACTTCCTGAAGCAGCACCAGCCAGTTTATGAAACTGTTTATGAATGGCTGAAGGAAGGCTACTCCACAACAGAAATCGCAGAGAAGCTCAATGTCACTGACAGAATGATCCGGAATTACAGAAGCAAGATTTCCGAACTGCATAAAGAGTTCAATGCGTAATTGATAGCCGGAGGGCGATACAGCATCACGTCTGTATCGCCCTATTTTCATGCCCGATTTCTGCATACTGGGCATCAAATAGTAGACCCACAGCCTCGGCTCTGAAATTTCAGTATTCCCACAGCCACAACCCCTGCCAATTAGTAGAGCCACAGCCTCGCCGAGCAAAAATCTATCAAAATAGTGGAGCCACAGTCACGCCAGAGCAATATTCTCATTTTCCCAGACAGAAAAAGCGGCACCCGCCTCTCTCTTCAGAAAGACGGGTACCGCAGAAATGGCTTAAACTCGGGCTTTTCCGGCCCTTCTTCAATTTGCCCTCGTTAGTAGAGTCACTGTCTCGACGTGAACGGTGTGCCCAAATTGATCAACCGGAGCAGCCTTTGTGAGCTCATATCCGCTTCCGCAGAGTTTCTTCAGATCACGGGCAAGGGTCGCAGGATCACAGCTTACATAAACTATGCGTGCAGGCGAAAGATCCAGCATAGTATTAATGGTCACATCATCAAGTCCCTTACGCGGCGGATCAACAACGATAACATCAACAGGATTCTTTCTTCCCTCCGCTTTTCTGCGGTCCGCAAATGCAGGCAGTACCTCTTCCGCACGGCCCGGCTCAAAGAGCACATTCTCAATGCCGTTGCTTTCTGCGTTGATTTTTGCGTCACGCACTGCCTCGGGTACTACTTCGATACCATAAACCTCACGTGCCTTTTGCGCCATAAAGAGAGATATTGTGCCGATTCCGCAGTAAAGATCAAGCACATATTCCGATCCGGTCAGTCCCGCATACGAGAGCGCGATGCTGTAAAGTTTCTCCGTCTGTTTGGGATTCACCTGGTAGAAGGAAAGCGGAGAAATGCGGAACAGGATCTGCTTTCCCGTCGGAAGGAACGAAAGGCGCGGACCGTGGACCTCGTTTTGAAGTTCCTCCGCGGTCTCCTGAAGTTTTGACTCCTTATCTTTGCTCCGCTCTGACTTGTTATTTTCTGACGTTTCTGCGCCGTCATCCGCAGATATCCCTGCGGCAGCGCTTAAGGCAGCCTGCCCGTCAGTCTGCTCCGGCTCTTCCTTCACTTCCAGCACATGCAGGCTGTCCTCAATGGAATCCTCGCCCCAGAGGGTGCGCAGTTTCTTTCCGAGGACCACGTTCGTCTGTGCCGTGTTTGTGTTGAGAATGATACTCGAAACACCCGGAATCACACGGAGAAGTTCGACGAGCTTGTCCTCCTCTGGCAGTTTCGTTCCGTTTACGACGAGAACCACCATGGTCTCCCGGCTGTAAATGCCGTTCCGGATGAGCACATGGCGAAGCAGTCCCTCGCCTGTTTTTTCGTCGTAGGACGATACCTCATAGAGCTTCATATAATCCAGGATCGCTTCGAGAATTTTGCGGTTGTCCTCAGCTCCGATTTCGCAGTCTGTCATCGGAATAATATCGTGCGTGCGTCCCGCGTAAAAACCGCAGACCGGATTGCCGTCTTTGTCGGTTCCGATCGGCACCTGTTCCTTGTTGCGGTAATGGAATGGATCGTCCATCCCGACGATCGGACTCATCACAGCGTCCACCGTGTCCGCGTCAAAACCCCCGATGCGGATGAGGTCATTTCTCACTTTATCCTGTTTGAATTTCAGCTGACGCTCGTAGCCGAGTGTCTGGATCTGGCAGCCGCCGCATTTATTAGCGATGTCGCATTTCGGTTCGATTCGGTACGGCGATGCCTTGTCAACGGTCACAAGTTTTGCAAACGCATACTTCGGCTCTGCCTTCATGATCTTCGCCGTGACCTGATCGCCGATGACTGCATCCTTGATGAAGAGCGTATAGCCCTCCTTCGTGTGGCCAATCCCCTGACCGTCCTGATCCATGTCCGTGATTTCCACGTTCAATACATCATTTTTGTGATATGGAGTTCCTACTTTTCCAGCCAAAACTATCACCCTTTCTTAAAAAACGGCCCGGCCGCGTATCTGCCATTATCCGTCATTATCAGCCTTTTCGGCCTTATCTGACCTCATCTGCCCTGATTCGTTTTTTCCGGATTTACCCGTTTTTCCGCCCTGTCCGGCACTTTTCGATCTTATCCGATCTACTCCAGATCCGTCCTGCGGACATTGGACTCGACCTTCGACTGGTATCCTGCCCAGGCATCGAGGTTGCTGCCTGCCAGGATTTCCTTGAACATCTCAAGATGTGCGTCCGTGTTATCGGCAAAATTCAATGCTGCCGCTTCCATGAGAGCCGGAACCTTCGGGCTTCCGAACTCAAGCTTTCCGTGATGGGCAAGAATGCAGTGCTCCAATTCTTCCTTCAGCACCACCGGGAAACCGTCGATCCCCTTGATCTTTTCATCAATCATCATGCATCCGATCACGATGTGGCCGAGAAGCTGTCCCTCGTCCGTATAATCGTTGCGCGGAAACGGCGAGAGCTCACGGGTTTTTCCGATGTCATGCAGCATCGCTGCCGGAACGAGCAGATCCCTCTTGAGCGTCGGATACAGCCGGCAGTAAGCATAGCACAGCTTGGTGACGTTGAGAGAATGCTCGAGCAGGCCGCCGACATAACCGTGGTGCATTGTTTTGGCGGCCGAGGAATTCTTAAATGTCTGGATGAAGTCCGGATCATCGACAAAGAAAGATTCGAGAAGCGCCTTCATGTGCGGCTCTTCGATCTTGCCAATATAGTTTGAAAACTCGGTCCACATCTCATCAATGCTGCGCTCGGAGACGGGCAGGTAATCGGCGGGATCATACTCGCCTTCGCCGCAGCGGCGGATTCTGCGCACATTGAGCTGCAGGCTGCCCTGGAACGAAGTGATGTCACCGGTGACATCGACATAATCGAGATTATCGAAATCGCCGATTCCCATGTCGCCCGGATTCCAGATTTTGGCGTCCAGCGTGCCTGTTTTGTCCTGCAGGGTGAGACTGTCATAAGCCTTGCCTGCCTTGGTTTTAAGCTCCTGTTTTTTCTTGCATAAATAAATGCTGTGAATCGAATCGCCTTCGCGAAGATCTTCGATGAACTGCATGTGACCGGTTTTCCCTCCTGCATTATTTCGGTTATCTGCCGATGTGTACGCGCGTCCAGCCGTTCCCGCGTCCCCGCCCTGCGCCTTCGCGTGCTTCGGATCGTAGGGGTGCTTCCGGACATCGTGCTTCTCAATGCCGTTTTCCGCAAGTTTGTCAAATACTTCCGACGGAATTTCCAATGACTGTGCCCTTCTTTCTGTAATGATTGATAACTTTCGGGTCTATGCCCTGCGGGATCCGTTTCCCACGCGCCCGAAAAGAATCGCTCTGGATGACTCTGCTGATTTCTCAGCCGCCGCGGCACCAGACAGTGCACACGCAGCTCCTCGGTTATTTCATGCGTCTGGCTCCCCAGTGAGCGCAGCGGTGAGCGTCATCTCCTCGTACTCGCCGCCGGATGCACTCCGCTGAACCCGGATCTTCACTTCCTCTCCCGGATTCTTCCCAAACAGTGCCGTGAGCAGGTCACTGTAGCTTCCGATCTCCTCACCGTCAAAACCGGTGATGACATCGCCGCTCTGGATGCCGGCGTCCATCGCGGGAGAATCCACTTCCACGCGGCGCACATACGCGCCCTGTGGGACTCCCTGGTCCGATGTGATATCCGCAGGGACATCGGCGCCGTAAATACCGAGATACGGCTTCGATCCGCCGTTTGACAGTTTCTCGATCAAGGGCTTCAGGTCGGTAATGCCGATCGCCGAAATCATATTCGGGAGATCACTTGAATTGTAGTCCATATTCAGGATCCCGATGACCTGTCCGTTCAGATTAAACAGCGCCCCGGTTGCGTTCCGGCTCCCGTAGCTGTCCGTGGTGATGAGCTTGCACGAGGAATCGACGATATCCGGCGACTGCGTTGTGCTTGTGACAATCCCGTATGCGACCGAACCGGCGGTCCCCATCGGAGACCCGAGCGCGATGACCGGCACGCCGGTGAGGTTCGACTGTTTCGAGCTTCCAAGCTCTGCTACGTTAAAACATGTTCTCACAGAATCCGTGATATCGGAATCCCTGACTGCGACCACCGCATAGCTGCTCACGGCATCCATCGCCTTGAGCTCTGCATCGGCACCGGAGCCGTCCGGAAATGTCACCTTGATGGAATCCGCATTCTTCAAGTCATCATACTGCGTGAATATCAGAAGCTCTGTTCCGTTATCCGCCACGATGAGGCCGCTCGAACGGTCCGCATCCTCATAAGCTTCGTTAAACCACGTATAGTCGGACGTCACTCCCGTGACCACGACCATCGAGCGGGAAGCCGTCTGGGCGATACCGTCGAGCATGCTGTAGATCTTTTGATAATCCGACGATGTGATCTCATAATTGTCCAGGGCATCCTCCACTTCCTTGGAGACTGCCTGTTCAATCTGTGTGCTGCTGCCGGAAACAGCCGCCTTCGCGGCCTCCTGAGCCGCCTTGGACGCCGCTTCATTCGCAGCCTTTGACGCCGCACTCGATGCCAGCTCCGAATCATTCTCGATCATGCTCTCCGGAGGTATCTCTTCCGTCTGCATCTGATCGATCTGCTCATCGAAGGTGACCTCCTGTGAGGAATTCTCCGTTGTCACCGCCTTGCTGAAAACAGGTTCGAGGAAAATGAAGACAAGGCAGGCAACCGTTCCGAACAGGACGGCAAGACCGGCCGTCGTGAGCGTTGTTTTCAGGATCTTCCTGCGGTTCACCGGGCGCTGTTTGATCTTTTCTTTCATGAACTCGGTGTCAACTGTGCCAGGTTCCTGCTCTGCTCTTTCTTTTCCGGAAAGTCGGCGGTGCTTTTCGGTCTCTTTCTCGATGATTCTCTCGTTTACGATCTTCTCCGGGTCACTGCTGCCGGCTGTCCCTTCCTGTGATGCCGGTTTGCCGTCTGCTTCCCTGTTTTCTTTATCGATGTCTTTACTTATTTTATTCGTTTCGTCCCTGTCCATAACCGATGAGGCCGCCATGCGGCTGCCATGTGTATGATATAATGATTGCACTGCACAGCAGTGGAAAATTACTGCGGTACTGTGCACATATTGTACCATATCCGGTGTTTTTATTACCCGGCTGCATTGCTCCCCGTGATGAACAGCCGCCGCAGATTCTGCAGCAATCTGCAGCAAATAAAGGTCACCATCACGAACGATCTATTTTAGGGCGCAGTCATAAACGACAAATTTACGATGCAGTCATAAACAGCAAAACAAAGATCACAATTAATAAAGACCACAATTATGAACGATAAAGTTTTACGCATTCTTGAATACAATAAAATCATCGAACGTCTCTGCGATCACGCGACCTCGGAGCCCGGCAGGAAGCTCTGCCGGGAACTTTCGCCCATGACGAAAATCTCCGACATCAGTCTCGCACAGGATGAGACGGAGGATGCTCTCTCCTATATTTTCCGCAAGGGGAGCATTAATTTCGGCGACAACCGCGATTTCACGGACGTGTTCCGCGCCCTGATGATCGGCCAGAGCATGACGGCCCCGGAGCTTCTTCACCTCGCAGCATTTCTCGAAAACGTCGCGCGGGTGCGTGCCTACGGAAAGTCAGAAGGAACGGATTCATCGATCCATACCATCATGGAGGGCTCCTCCGCACCGGCCGGAAAAGACGGAAATCACGCGGGGTCCAATCTGCAGAACGGCGGCCGTGACACTCTGTATGACCTCTTCGACTGCCTCGTCCCTCTCACTCGGCTCTCCTCCGAAATAAGACGCTGCATCCTGGCGGAGGATGTGATCGCGGATGACGCAAGCCCTGCGCTCCGCTCCATCCGCCGCCGCAAACTGCAGGCAAACGAGCGCATTCACACGCAGCTGCAGAAGATGGTGAACGGCGCCGCATCCCAATATCTCATGGATACCATCATCACGACCCGTGACGACCGCTACTGTCTCCCCGTAAAAGCGGAGTACAAATCGCAGGTTCCCGGCATCGTGCATGATTCGTCCTCAACCGGAAGCACGCTCTTCATCGAGCCCGCCGCCGTCGTCGAGGAGAACAACGCCCTGCGCGCGCTCGAGGCCGAGGAGAAGAAGGAAATTGAAAACATCCTCGCAGATCTTGCATCACAGGCACATGAGCACCTGACGGAGCTGAAGGACGACGCCGCCAATATGACGAGGCTCGACTTTGTTTTCGCGAAAGCAGAGCTTGCCGTCGATATGGATGCAACGCGGCCCGTCTTCAATGAAGATCATTACATCGAACTCCACAAGGCGCGCCATCCGATGATCGACAAGAAAAAGGTCGTTCCGATCGATTTCCGGATCGGAGCGGATTTTGACATGGTCGTCATCACCGGGCCGAACACCGGCGGCAAGACAGTCACCCTCAAAACCGTCGGTCTCCTCGAGCTCATGGGCCTGTCCGGCCTTCACATCCCGGCCGGAAGCATGAGCGAACTCAGCACATTCCGCGAGGTTTTTGCGGACATCGGCGATGAACAGAGCATCGAGCAGAATCTCTCGACGTTCTCCGCGCACATGACAAATATTGTGAACATCTGCAAGCGCGCCGACAAGGACTGCCTGTGCCTGATCGATGAGCTTGGAGCCGGCACCGACCCGAGCGAAGGCGCGGCACTTGCGATTTCCATCCTCGATTTCTTCCACACGCGCGGGATCCGCACGCTTGCGACCACACACTACAGTGAGCTCAAGGTCTATGCGATGCGCACCGGGGGCGTCATGAACGCGAGCTGCGAGTTTGACGTCGAGACTCTTCAGCCGACATATCATCTGATCATGGGAATTGCCGGCAAGTCCAACGCCTTTGCGATCGCGTCAAAACTCGGTCTTCCGAACTATATCATTGAAACCGCAAGGCAGCAGATGACCTCGGAGACACGCAGTTTTGAGGATCTTCTCACCGAACTTGACGCGGAGCGGTCGAAGGCCGAGAAGGAGAAGCAGGAGGCGGAAAAGCTGCGTGCCGAACTGGATGCGCGGGAAAAGCAGCTGGACACAAGGGAAAAGCAGCTTGCCGAGCGGCGCCAGGAAATCCTGCGCCGGGCAAATGAGGGCGCACGCGACATTCTTGCAAATGCAAAGAAGGAGGCGGACGATGCCATTTCCGAGATGCGGAAGGCCGCCGCAGTTTCCCGTGCCGGCGGAAATGTTGCGGACACCTCTGAAATGGAGCGGATTCGCTCCGGACTGCGCGGCAAAGTGCAGAAACGCGACCAGAAGCTCTCCTATCATCCTTCGGAGGCCGCTGCCGCGAAGGGCAAGGTGAAGGCTGCGGATCTGAAAATCGGTGATACCGTCCGTATTCTCTCGATGGGGCTCACCGGAACCGTCGAAAAGCTTCCGGACAAAAAGGGAAATGTGGGCGTTCTCTGCGGAATCATCCACACAGCCGCAAAGGTGAGCGACCTTGTCTGGGACGACGCCCCGAAGGGAAAGACGGAAGGCGATTACAGACGAGAGGCAAAACAGAAATACATGGACCGCGCGATGGCCGCCGCCGGGAGAAGCGCAGATGTCGACATGGATTTCTCCCGCGTGCAGTCCATTTCTCCCGAGTGCAATCTGCTCGGCCAGACAACGGATGAAGCAATTTATAATCTCGACAAATATCTCGACGATGCCCGCCTGTCTCATCTGGAGACCGTCCGCATCGTCCACGGCAAGGGGACCGGTGCGCTGCGGAAGGCAGTGCAGGAATATCTGCGGAAGCAGGACTTCGTGAAGTCCTTCCGCGCCGGCGAATTCGGCGAAGGCGACGCCGGGGTGACTATTGTGACTTTAAAGAAATAAGAGGAAAGACATGCCTGCTTCGAAACAGAAAATTTTGATTGTCGATGATGACGCCAACATTGCGGAACTCATCGCTCTTTATCTCACAAAGGAATGTTTTGACACGAAAACCGTCGGAGACGGCGAGTCTGCGCTGCAGGCCTTCCGGACTTATAATCCCGATCTCATTCTTCTTGACATCATGCTGCCGGGCATCGACGGATATCAGGTGTGCCGGGAGATCCGCACGGCCAGTCAGGTTCCGATCATCATGCTGAGCGCAAAGGGCGAGGTTTTCGACAAGGTCCTGGGACTCGAACTCGGCGCCGACGACTACATGGAGAAGCCTTTTGACTCGAAAGAACTTGTCGCCCGCGTGAAGGCGGTCCTTCGCCGCACAAAGCCGCAGACTCCGGTCAGGGAGAGCAGCGACGAGAAGGTTGTGGAATATCCGGGACTTACCATCAACCTCACGAATTATTCCGTCATCTACAATGGGAAACCGGTCGATATGCCGCCGAAGGAGCTGGAACTTCTTTACTTCCTTGCGGCGTCCCCGGGACGCGTTTTTACGAGGGAACAGCTCCTCGACCAGATCTGGGGATACGAATATATCGGCGACACCCGCACGGTCGACGTCCATATCAAGCGCATCCGCGAGAAAATTCCCGGCGGGCAGGACTGGAAAATCACGACCATCTGGGGCATCGGATATAAATTCGAAGTCACCTGAGGGCGGAAGGCAGATTCCATGCACAAGACTCTCTATCTCAAATTCATTCTCGCTTACATTCTCTTCGGCGTGTTCGGATTCATCGTCGTCGCGACTTTTATCTCGAACATGACGGTCGATCAATGCAGCAAAAACCGCGCCGACAGCCTCTACAGCGAGGCGACGCTCATCGCCAACACCTATGCGAGCGACCTTTACAACAGCGAGGTCTCCCTCGATTCGGTCCAAAAGCAGCTGGCAGCGCTCGGCACGTTTATGAGTGCTGACATCTATATCGTGAACCCGTCCGGACGGATGGTCGTAAACAATAAGGACGCCGCGAACACAGATTCCGAAGTATATGTCGCCGATTTTGATCCGGGACTCGCCGGAAACGGAAAGAACTATTTCACCGACAATTTCTTCGGAATGTACGAGGATATGCGCCTTTCCGTCATCGCACCCATCACCGGCGATTATGTCATCCGCGGCTATGTCTGCATCACGGCACCTTATTCCGCCGTGCTCTCCGAGGCCAATTCGGAACTGAATATCTCCTACCTCGAGCTCATCGTTCTGTTTCTTCTCTCGATGATCATTCTCATTTTCTTCACGGAGACCGTCTATGTTCCGCTCCGCCGCATCACCACGGCAACCGAGCAGTACGCGGTCGGCAACATGAAATACCGCCTGAGCGTCGACTCCGATGATGAAATGGGCTACCTGGCCGCTTCCCTGAACTACATGGCAAGCGAAGTCGACCGCAAGGAGGATGACCAGAAGAAATTCGTTGCAAACATCTCCCACGATCTGCGCTCACCGCTCACCTCCATCAAGGGCTTTCTCGAAGCCATCCTCGACGGCACGATTCCTCCGGAACAGCAGTCCAAATACCTCGGGGTTGTCCTCAGCGAGACAAACCGCCTGACCAAGCTTGCGAACGGCCTTCTCACCCTGGGCAACGTCGGGTCCACCGGCATGATCCTGCACCGCACGGATTTTGACATCAATGAGGTCATCCGCTCCGTTGCAGCTTCGTTCGAGCAGACCTGCCGCAACAAGAAGGTAGCCATTGAGCTCGTGCTCACCGGCGAGCATCTTCACGTAAACGCAGACCGAGAACGGATCGAACAGGTTCTCTACAATCTCGTCGACAATGCAATCAAATTCAGCCACAGCGATTCCGTCGTCCGCATCGAGACAACCGAACGGCACAGTAAAGTTTTTACGTCGGTGAAGGATTCCGGCATCGGTATCCCGAAGAACGAACAGAAGCTCATCTTTGACCGCTTCTACAAGACCGATCTCTCCCGCGGCAAGGACAAGAACGGCACCGGGCTCGGTCTGTCCATCGTCCGGGAGATTCTGCGCGCACACGGCGAGAATATCAATGTTGTCTCAACCGAAGGGGTTGGCAGCGAGTTTATTTTCTCCCTGCCGCTGTCGCAGGAAGATCAGTAATCCTGTCCTGCAATGGTATTGAAGAGCAATGACTGTTCCCCGAAACGGTATTAACAGGTCAACGACTGTTCCCTGCAGTGCAGGCGCACGGAACACCTGCAGAATTGCCTCCGGAGACAGTCAGCCCGAAGTCAGTTTTGCAACCAACGGATGCAAAAATTTTTCAAAGCAAAAAAGGAAATCGGGCCTCCGCGGCGAATATTAATTATACCGACGCCTGAGAAACCTGTTCCGAAATCTGTTTCGAAGAGCAGGGAAAAGGCGCATTCACGGAGGTATATATGGACGAAACAGAATTCAGAGAAAAGCTCGCAAGTCTCATCAGGGCCGCCAAGGCAAACAACGACACGATTTCCCAGAACGATATCGACGCCGCATTCCGCAGTGCCGACCTCTCAGACGAGAAGAAAGATGAGATCTCAGCATATTTTGAGAGCGAGGGAATTGACGTTTACACGGAAGAGGATTCCGCAGGCGATTCCGATGACATGGACGACGACGATGACGATCTCGAAAGCGACGATGATTCTGACAGGGAGGACATCGACACCGAAAAGGAAGAGGTCGAGGCCAAAATCGACTATGACAATCTTTCCGCCGAGGTGAACATCGAGGATCCCGTCAAACTGTACCTCAAGGAAATCGGATCGATTCCGCTGCTCACGGCCGATCAGGAAGTCGCAATCGCACGCCGCATCGAAAACGGACGCATTGCCGACAATATCATGAAGAAAAAACTCCTTCCGGACGGCGGTACCGTCACGCAGGAGATGGTCGATAAAAGCTTCTCCCTTCCAATGGGCGATGATGAATTCGAAGAAGCACAGGCAGATGCAGACGCTCCTACCATGCAGGACAAGATCGACAGCGAGATGCAGGAGAAGTATGAAATCTTCGTCGGCAAAAACCTGAATGACCTGAAATCTATTTCGGCCGACGGCAACACCGCCAAGAAAGAGCTCTCGGAGGCAAACCTTCGTCTGGTCGTCTCCATCGCGAAGAAATACGTGGGCCACGGCATGTCCTTCCTCGATTTGATTCAGGAAGGCAACATGGGACTTCTCAAGGCGGTCGACAAGTTTGCATACCGCAAGGGATTCAAGTTCTCAACCTATGCGACCTGGTGGATCCGCCAGTCCATCACCCGCGCAATTTCCGACCAGGCGCGCACGATCCGCATTCCTGTCCACATGGTCGAGACGATGAACAAATACACCCGCACGAAGCGCCAGCTGACCACCGAGCTCGGCCGTGAACCGCAGCCCGCGGAAATTGCGAAGGCTATGGATATTCCGGTTGAAAAGGTCAACGAGATCGTCAAAATTTCCCAGGAGCCGGTCTCTCTGGAGACCCCGGTCGGCGAAGAGGACGATTCGAGCATCGGCGATTTCGTTCCGGATGACAAGCAGGAAGCTCCGGAGCAGGCTGTCACCAGCATGCACCTCAAGGAACAGCTGAATGAGGTCCTCGGGACCCTGACCGACCGCGAGCAGAAGGTTCTCCGTCTGCGCTACGGCCTCGACGACGGGAAGCCGAGAACCCTTGAGGAAGTCGGGCGCGAATTCGGCGTTACCCGCGAGCGCATCCGCCAGATTGAGGCGAAGGCAATGCGCAAACTCTCCCACAGCGCATCCAAGAGCAAGAAGCTCCGCGACTACCTTGACGAGTAATAATCGTTTAAGCCTGCGCCATAGAAAAAGAATCCGGCAGGAGACGGTGATCAGACACCGGCCGCACATAGTAAAAGGGCTGCATTTCTC